GTAAACGATCAAACGTCGTGCCGTTGAATCCATAGAGCCACGCCGCGCTTTGTCCGTTGGTGGCTGATGTCGCGACCGCATCGGCATTGTTGTTGAACGTGCCCCCCGCGCACCCGGCAGCACAATTGACGTTGAGGTTATTTGAACCGTCAACCGAGACAGCGGCACCGGCAACCTGGTTGAGGTTCACCGACTGGTTCGCGGCAAGCGACCACGAACCGGATTGCGTCGCTGCGACGGTCCCGGAGACGGGCTGCGTCGTGGTGCCGGTAGGATCCACACGGACCGGGTTCGTCGCCGTGCCCCCGGCAACCGCCCCACCTGAAGCAGGAAGCGCCAGACCCCACAGCGTCATGGTCTGCGTGCCAACGCCCGTATCGTAATCGAGCGTATTGTTGCTCTGCGGGATAGTGACAGACCAGGGCGCACCGCCCTGCTGAACGGTCCAGGTGCCGCTTTGCGCCGCGGCGACTGTGCCGCTCACGACCCAAGGACTCGTCCCTTGGTTTGCCGTGACCGTCCCGGATACAGGCTGGGTAACGCCGGAGCCATCGACCTTGACGGCCGTCATGCCGGCAATACCCTGGACGGTCAGGACAGCCGCATTCGCCGTGCCGGCTGTCCCATAGATCGGGCTACCGGAGGTATTGCCCAGGATGTAGACCGGCGACTGAACGCCAAGGCCGACATCGATCGCACGAACCGTGACGCAGCCGGTGCCGCATGGCGTAATCAACGTCGCATTGTCGGCGGCGATCGCCGCGCCCGCGCAACAGGCCAGAAATGCGGAAATGATCCAACGTCTCACAGCACCACCACGTACTGGCTGTTGCAAGCCTGCGTAAAGTCGTAGCCCGTGCCGCTGCATCCGGGAGGCGGGGGAGTACTCGATACGGGGTTCGGCGTCATCTCGCCTTCGTTCGGAATGAGATTGCCGCTCGCGGGCCCGGGGCCGTTCGTCTCCGGCACCATCGGCCCGAGACCGGGCGTCATCTGTGCGATGGCAACAGCACCGAGGAGCCCGAGCACGAAGAGGATCGCGACGCCGCGCCGGATCACTGGTAGAAGCTCACGTCAAGGGTTGCAGCAGCGCCGAAGAACTGGATCGCAGCGAGATTGCCGCTGTACTGGAATTCCTGACCGGCAGCGAGCGGCATTCCGGTCAGCGGATCGGGAGGCGTTCCATCATCGCGCCAGCGCGCCGATCCGCCGGACACCGCGATCAGCGCCATTGTGGCGCCGGGCGGCACCGTGAGACTAGCGGGAGCCGGATTGACGATCTGCTCATACCCGCGCGGCGTATATGAAAACGGCGCTCCGCGGATCGTGATCGATCCGTCCGGATTGACCGTCAGCACCCGCTGGGGAAAGTTCGGATCCGCAATGAATTGCGCGACACCTGACTGCGTAACCGGGCCGCCCATCGATCATCTCAGAGGCCGAGCGCCTTGCGGGCCGAGTCCTTCATAGCCTTCAACGTTTCACGGACGTTCTGCAATTCGTCCGTGGTCTCGGCGACGGACCTGGAAAGGCCCGTGTGATTGTCCTGCAGAGACTTCACGCGAGCCGAAAGGTCTCTTTCCGAGGCCGTGAGGGAGTCAACCGCCTGCTTTTTCTTTTTGATCGTCGCATCGATATTCTCGATGCGGTCGATCTCTTCGTGCATCAATTGCACGGCCCGATCGATCAGCAGCCGCGCTTCATCGAACTTGCTGGTTTCAGCCATCGCGTAACTCCTAGCGAATCTGGTCTGAGAAGATGTTGTAAATTCCGGGGCGGGTTAGATCGTCTGGCATGCGCAGCCGCGATACCGCCGCATTGGCTGACCTGATGGTGTTGAGGTTCTCTTTCGCCAGCTTGTTGATCTCTTCGTCGACCGGCTTGCGAAACGCGGCGCGGGTGATGCGCGCGAGATTCCAACAGATCGCGCCTTCATATTCGGGCGGCAGAAGCACTGGGGAGGCAAGCGAGGCAAAGGCGCTCAGAACCTCCTTGGTGACGATATGGGTTTCGTAGAGCCCGGCCGGCGCCATCACGGGCCAGACATAGAGCTTCCCCAGCGGGAATGCCGGGTCGTAGAAGAAGTATGACGGAAACGATTTCTGCGTCTTTAGCGCGACGTTGCACCAGTCCTCATATGACTTCATTTCTTCAAGGGGATAGTCGATATTGTTGGGCTGGGATGGGATCGTCTGGCGCAGAAACGCGGCCTCGATGCGATCCGGGCGCACCATCTTGATGTCGCCGTTCGGCCCCAACAGAATAGGGTCTCCGTCGCCCCCCTTGATGCCGTTGCCGACGAACTTGTCCTCGACGAGATGCCAGATCAGCCAGCGCTTGCGCTGCCATTGCGCCAGCATGCGATTGAGCCGCGCGAAGGTCGAATTGATGATCATGCCCGAAGCGGTCTGACCGTCGCCGACGATGCCGGAGACGGTCAGAGCTTCCATGCAGAGATCTCGCGCGGTCGCCATCTACTTAGGCCGCGGCGCCTTCGGCCATCGGATTGGAGTCGTCAGCAGTATCGGCTTCCTCGTCGATAACCTGCGAGACATGGACCTTCGGCGGCCGGCCACGGCGCGCGGGAGCTGGCCTCTCGACGATCGACCGAGTGTTGAGCTTGGCAATCTGCGCCCGCTCGATAGCCTCGCCGCGCGTGAGATACCAGCCGCTCGCCAGCGCCGCCAATTCCTCAGCCTTGCTGCCGACTTCGCGAAGCTCCTGGACGAATTGATCCGGGATCACGCGAATGAAGACCTGCTGGTCCACGCCGCCGCCTTCGCGGGGGATCAGCTTGGTAACGGTCTCCTCGATATCGCGGATATAGCCGCGATAGAGCGCCTTTGGATATTCGCGATACTTGTACGGCGCGAACCGCACGTTGGGATAGACGATCGGAGGCGGGCTTTCGAGCTTCTCGGCCTCCTCCCGCACGCCATCCATGGCCCCGCCCGCCTTCATGGCGAGCTGGATGAACTCCTCACGGCTGAGGCCGACGAGCGCCGCAAGCTGGTCAAGTTTCTCGAAATCAGGTGTCGACATGATGTCCCCTTTACGCCGGAGCGCTCCAATGATGGTCGACCCAGCCTTCGCCGAGGCTCTTCTCTTCCTCGGTGTCATGCACGACGCGTTCGACCTTATCGCCGTGGTGATATTTCATTTTGGGGAATTGCTTCGACGGCTCCGGAACGTGCTCGGCAATCAGGCTGGTGAGATGCCCGATATTGAAATGGTTCGGATCCATGCCGAGTTCTTCCGCAACCGCGACCGCGGTATTGTGGAGATGGACGCGATCCGGATGCACCTTCGATCCGAAGTCCAGATCAACCTTGTGACGAATTTTATCCGCCAGTTCTTTGGTGGAATACACGGGACTTGCCTTTCGTGAGGGAAAGCGGGAGAGGCCGCCGGTCAAGCGGCCTCATTCATTGCGGCATTTACGGAATGCTGTCCGCCACCGCCACGATCCATTCCGGCCGCACATAGAGGAAGCCGTACAGCACGTCCAACCTCGTGATGAACTGATCGGTCGTGATGTTGTAGGCCGTCACCATGCGGATCGAGATGCCGTCGAAGGCTTCCCGATGGGCCTCATGAACGCCGCCCGGGAGTTCCAGGTCCGCGGTCGCCATGGTGATGGCTTCCGGCGCATAGGCGAGGTTCTTTCGGAAGGTGGCGCTGGCATTGGTGACCAGCAGCATCGCAGCGCCGTTGGCGGGCGAAGCCGTCACGGTCTGATACTGCACAGCGTTTCCGCCGACCGGCGGAATCAGCGCCGGATAGATCGGAATCGTGGTGCCCCCGGCCGCAACCGATGAGGTGACGACGAACTGGCGCAGCACGCCGGTAGTCTGCTTGGTGATGCGGTTGACCTGATTGACGCCCGCCAGAGTGATGAAATCGCCCTGATTGAGCGTCCCGACGATGGCGGTGACAAGCACCGACGTCCCGGTCTGGCCGGCGCCATTGACGGTCGCCGCGCCGTTGTAGGAGCCGGTCGTATGAGCAATCGTCGTCTGGTCCATGAACCAATCGAAACCCAACGCCTGCTGCATCGTGCCGGTACGGTACTGGCGGCTCAGCTCGGGCTGCGGATTGAAGAGGCCGGCAAGGGCGCCGACGATCTTTGCCTCCGTGAACGGCGTGTTGACGACCTTGCGGTTTCCGAGCGGCGCCGAGTTGTTGTTAAGGTTGGCGTTGGCGTTGAGGTACGTCTGCGCGGTCGGAGCGAGGACGTTGTTTGCACCGTCGACGTTCGACACGAAATTCGCAACGCCGCCTTCGCCGCCGGCCATGATCGTGGATGCCACAGCGCCGGCAAGGTTGTTGACCGCGGGAGCGAGAATGCGCTTGGAAAAGTCGTCCAGGCTCATGGTGCGATCGACCGAGGAGAACGACAGGTCGACGCCCTGCTGAGTGGCCAGGACCATCGTGGTCGACTGTTCGGAGGTGTCCTGCACCGATGCGCCGGCGCCGGTTCGCACCGTGAAGTCGTTGGGTAGGCGGATGCGGAGTGCAGTACCGATCTTCGCGCCCGTCTGCGCGAAAGAATCGTCATACTGCATGTCGATGTTCTGGATGAACGCGTTGCTGTTCTTCCACAGGCGAACAGCTTCGCGGGTGATCATATTGATTGTGAGGAGCGTGTTCGCCACGGCGAAATTTCCTTCAGGCCGCGCGCCGGTCTCCATGGGGCGCGCAATCGTTCTCAGGCCACGCATGGAGTTTGCGCAGCCGGCGGCCGATCAGAAGGAATTGGATAGAACCGCGGTTAAGCGGCGCATCTGTTCGGGATCGTCAGATGCTCGGATTCTGACGGGGTTTAACGAGCTTGAGGCGTGGCGTTTAAAGCTCTGCCACGAGAGAGCGCAGCGGCATTATCCGGCCGCGGGGCGGATCAGATGCGGATATTACGTTCTTTCAGGTGTTTCTCGCGGCCCTTTATGAAATCCTCCATCGAGGAGTTAGGGTCGGTCCAATCAGACTTTCCGGAGCTACCCCGCCCATTGACGATATCCGGCGGCTCGGGAGCCTCAGACACCTTCCGCGCTACGGGCTTCGCGGCGATCCTCGCCGATATCTTCGCGACCTCGACGGCCATCTTCACCGGATTCGTATCGGCA